GTATAGCGCAATATCTGAACCAATAGCGAACTGAACTCCAGCAGATAGTCTGTAGATAATTCTACAATTCTGCGAACCGTCAACGTCAGCCATATCAATGTACTTAGCCTCTGCTGTTACGTCACTCAATAAACCGCATCCAAAGAATAGGTTAGAAGTTTGAGCAGCCATTGCAGTATCATCAGCCATTCCGTTAGCAACAACTACTGGAATACCGTCAAATGTTAATGCTCCGTTAGAGTACCATTGAGTACCTTGGTTGTTTGTACCAGCATTTGCAGTTGCAGCTACTGAGAAACCTCCAAGTGCGCGAACGTAAGCCTTAGCGATATTTCTTGAAACGTAGATTGTTAAATCCTCAGCTCCATAGACGGTGTTAGGAATAGTATCGACGATAGCTCCTAATTTATCAATCACGTTTGCGCTCGTTACCGCAGCGTGTCCAGCAACATCATTTACAGTTGCATCAGCCAAAGCCAAAGTTACAAGTCCATCAAACTGACCGCTTGTTCCTGAAGCTCCCTCCCAAATAGAAGTTTCGATAGCCGCAGCCGTCATTCCAGCAACGTGCGCAAGCATAAAGCTTTTAAAATCTGCTGGTAAATCTTCATAAGCAGAATATCCAGCTTGTGCAGCAATCCAATCTTGGTGATAGTCTTTTTTACAAAGTTGTACGTTTGATTGTACCTCTTTCAATGTTAATACTCTCTCAGCAACATCAACATCCATATTGTGGTCAAAGTCGCAAGTTGCGTTAACCAATACGTTTCCAGTTGTTGAAATCTTCTTCATCACTCTCTTGTAGTGAATGTTCGGTAATACGGTTACCAATCCATTTGCAATTGTAGGTGCGCTTAAAAGAGCCGCGGCAACAAAATTTCCATTGAAATCGCCAGCATAAGTGCTTCCTGTTACGGTGTTAGCCATAGTTTAAAATTTAATTATTATTTGTATTTGAATTTGCTATTCTTGATAGTACGGTATCCATAATCGTCTTGCGCTTGTTTGGAGATATCGTGTTTCCAACCTTTTTCGCTTTGTTTTCTGGATTGTGTACAATAGGCTCAGCCGCTGCTTCTACTTCTTCAGCCTTTGGCTCTTCAGCAGACAACTCAACCTCTTCGTTAACCTCTTCTGTAATTGTTTCAGATTCCGTTTCTTTTACTTCCTCTTTGCTCAATTCTTGGAGCTGAGATTTAAGCTCCTCGTTTTCCTTTTTCAATTTTTCCATTTCAGAAAAGAAAGTTTCTTTTACAATTGATTCAACCGTCTTTTTGATAGGCTTGCTTTCTTCCGTAGTTGCTTCAACTTCTTCTTCAACTACTTCTTCTTTTACTTCTTCCTCAACAACTTCTTCCTCTGCCTCTTTAAGCTCGCTTATAATACCTTCTTCAGCAACTACTAAAATCTCTCCTGATTCCATTTTATACTCGCCAACAGGTAAAGCAATTTTTTGCTCGTCTTCCGTTACAATCATAACCTCCTCGCCTTGCTCAAAAGTTTCTGCTTCGATAACCGTTACCTTGTCATCTAATTTGCGTTGCTCTAATTTAACTTCCATTCCGAGAAGTTCTCTTACTTTGTTTAAAATTGAATTATCTTTCATTTTGTTTATTTATTCGTGTTTATGCGTTTCTCATTAATTTATCTAAAAGGTCTGCACTTTTTTGATATTTAGATAAAGCAGGTATTTTTATACCTAAATCTTTTTCTGCTTTTTTTGCTTTTTCAAGGTTTTTCTTTATTCTACTTAAAGTTTTATCTGCTTGACCTTTTAATTTATTAAATTGTTTTTCTTCTGTTTTTAACCCACTTTGATAATCACGAAGGTCTTCTAATTTTCTGTTAGTTGAAGCTCTAAGTCCGTCAAAATTCATTTCTAATTTTTTGGCTTCGTTTTGTGCTTTTTCAAAAGCACTTTTGGCTTTATCTCTATCTTTAATTAGACTACTGTATTCTTTATCTGTTTTTGAAATAAGCTTTTTTGTATTAGCCATTTCTTTTAACAAAGGTTCAATTTGTTTTAGTGAATCGTTTACTTGTGCCGAATTTTTATCTAAATCGTCAACAAGTCCAAGTTCTACTTTTTCAGACTTTAACTCTGTTTTTGCTTTGCCTAATCGGCTTAAAATTTTGTTTACTTGTGGCTCCATATCTCTATAACCTATTTTTAATTATGTTGTTGCAAATTCGCTTAAACTTTTCCTATTCCTTGCGCCCTGAGAGTACCATCACAGCACTTTGAGGAGTATGTGTTATCCTTGCATAGACAACCTCTTTTGCCGCCTTTAGGACTTGATTTGCTTGGGGTTTCTTTCATTCTCTTTTTTTTCATTTCTTTACGCATTTACCGTTTTTCTTTACATATCCTTTTTTGCATTTTCCATACATATCAACGGAATGACTCTCGCCAACCATAAACCAAGTCTTGCCCTCGTATTCGTGTTCATGCGTTCCCTCAATGCCTAAATCTTTAGCCATCTCCTCAGCTTTCTCTTTTGAGCTATAAGCGAGCCTGTCATCTATTATTGCAAAGTCCTCATCAATTAACATACTTGCTAAATCCTCTCGCTCTATTTGCTTTAGTTTAGATTCCGCCCAAGTCTTTGCAGATTTCCCTCCCCAAAGTAAGTATGAAATATATCCGCAAGATTCTTTGTCTCCAGCATCGTAGTAAGTTTCTGCTCGGCTTAGGTACGAAAACATCCTTTTTATTGTTTCTTCGCTTACCGCTTCACCATTTGCAAGCTGCCTTGCTCTTATCTTTCCGACCTGAGTAGCGCATTTGTTATTTACCGCCTCATTAAGTTCTATTCCTCGCTTAGCGTTATTCTTTACGCTATCAGGATAGTCGCTATATGACTTTAGTTCTTCTTTGCTTAGAAGCTCTTTTAACTCCTCTACTAACATTTGCTTTTGCAAGTCCTCAAATGTATCGTCTTTTGACATATCGTAACGGTCTGCGAAATACCCCTCTATACTGAAGCCTTTGACCTCTCCGCTTTTCGCTTTTTCGTACAATTCATCATCGTCAATTTTCATAGACACCATCCACGTTCCCTCAGGTACATTTAATCCGTAGTGTCTTGACTTGTCTTTTTCCCCTTCAACAATCCATGACTCAACAATCGTTGTTCCCTTGATTGGTTGTTTATGCTCATAGGTTGCATTTTGATGGTTTGAACGCTTAAAGAATAATTCCGAAGCTTTTCGTACCGTATCCTTGCTAAAGTATATGTAATACTCGTCTCCTGTCTTATCGTTTTTACGGTAGATTTGTTTATTAGGAATTAGCGCGGCTCCCATAAGCAACCGCTTTTCCTTATCTACTTCCGCAAGCATTACCTCTTGCTTATTCAATGCAATAAAGTTTTCTTCTATTGCTGGTGTTTCTACAAGGCTCACAGCTTCAATTCCGCTGTTCTCATCTTGTTCGTCAATGATTAATTCTACAATTCTCATATCTATATAACCTCCGTTTTTTTAAAGTGTTGCATTTTGTACTCTATTTCTATCTAAAGCCTGAGCCGTTGTAACCTCTCCGCTCACGACAAAAGCTTGCGTAGGCTGTTGCTGTAATTGTGCGAGTTGATTCACGCCGCTGTCTCCTACTACGTTAAAGCTTGGTGCTTGCGCTCCTCCTCCGCTTGGAGCAAAGTCTGCACCTCCTCCATCAGTTCCTCCTCCGCTATCAAATCTTTGTTGGCTAATTTTTTTTATGTTTAGCAATCCAGCCGACACCGCTGCCGCTGCCGCTATACCCCCTAAAACTGGTCCGACTACTGGAATGCTCGCTTGACTTTTATAAGCTGCTATTGCGCTTGAAAATGTATCTACGGTTGCTTGCGCTATGTTCGCAGCTTTCTGCACTTTAAACGCTTTTTTTTGTTGCTTCTTTGATTCTCCAGCAAATAACTCCGCAAGGTTTGCAATGGTAGTAAAGGTATCCGTTGCTGCTCCGACTGCAAGGTCTCTTTTTCTGTCTGAGCTTAAGGCTTCGAGTTCTTCTAATTTTTCGTTCTTTTTTTTAGAAATCTCTATTTCTTTATTGGCTTGTTTTCTTAATGAATCTAAAGCTAACTGATTTCCTTGTTCCACAACACCTTGTAGGCTCTCAATTTGATTTTTTTCGGCATCAAGTTCCTCGCGCCTGAATCTATTTCTTATTTCGTTTTCTGCTTCTTGTTGTTGGAATAAAAATAATTCAATAAGGCGTTTACGCTCCTTAGCATTAATCTCCGTATTTCTCTTTGTGTCTTCAATAAGGCGGTCAAACTTTACTTGATTTTGGCGAAGCTCTTTATTCATAGCATCATCCATTATTTCAATTTCCAAGTCTTCAATTTGCCTTGCTATTTCTCTACGCTTGTCAGCATAATCTTGATACGCTTGTTGCCTTTCCTTAAGAGAATTGATTTCAAAAAGTTTGAGTTCTCTTTCTTTTTCTATCCGTAATTTTGTAAACCTACTTGCATTTTCTAAAGCTTCATCGTATTGCTTAAAATCTTCATCGCCGCTTATTTTAGAAATCCTTTTAAATTCTGCGTCTGCTTCTTGTTCAAGTTCTATTAGGTTTTCTAATTGTCTTTTCTTATCAAATACTTCTTTGTCATATATTTCTTCTCTACTTGCTCCTTGTGCTTTTAGTTGTTCAATTTCAAATTTTCTTTGCTTTGCAAAACTATCGTTTAAGTCAGTTAAGAATTTTTGCCGCCTTGAAAAGCTTTCAGAAAGTCTATCATTTTCTTCTGCTAACCTTTTTTGCGCTTCTGCTGCTTCGTCAACTTTATCCGCAAATAAATCAAACGCATCTGCTACTAAAGCCAAAGTCACAACTAAAGCACCGATGCCTGTTGTTATTATAGCGCTTTTTAAAGTTGAAAATGCTGCAACGACTTTGGTAAGTATAACTTTACCAAACATTGTAAAGGCTGGTATTGCCTCTCTTATTCCTTGAACGCCTTGCTGTATTGCTAAAGCCGATTGAACTTTTAACAATGCTTTTTCAAGTTGCTCAGATTCTCCGCCTACTAAACCCATTACTCCTTGCACCGCAGCAAA